ACGGCGGTCCGGGGCTGCTAGCCCCCAATGTGATACTAGCAAGGAGAAAGTAGATGGAAGGTCGTTACCGCTCAGAAAACACCATGAAAATGGCGCCACCCTGGTTTTACTCAAGGGTAGCTTCTAATTGCGGAACCGGTGCGCCTTTAACGGCATATCCCAATTACGGGAACATCGGTCATGTTCGGACTATGTCCGACATACGCGATCCTCTGTTTCACCAAAAACGGAAGCAAGGGATTTACTCCTTTAATCCGTGTCAGGCATCTACGTCGCATGTTCGTATGTTACCCAACACCGGCACCTTTAGTTACAGGAATAGTACCTCTTGTAACGGGGGAGTCGATGCGGAGCATCAGTTAAGTGGAGATAGCCTTGCTTATGCTATCTTCGCCCATGCTTACCCAAACTACACAGTCCCGTCCATATACAGTGCTGACGATGTTAACGACCTCATAAGGGAAGTTAGCACCAAGGTATTGGCGGATAGGAACGGTGGTTATGCCAATTTTGTCGAATCCATCGCAACTGCGAAGGAAAACGTACGCCTTCTACCCGGTTTAATGAGCGAAATACAAAAGATCGTTCGTCGCCCGGGATTCAAAAGAAGTTTGGTTGGGTCAAAAGTTAAAGCCGTTGGTTCAGCGTACCTCGCGGTACGTTACGGGCTGCTGCCGCTCATGAGCGACGTGCAGCACGTCTTGCAGGGGTTTGTAGAGGAGATGCGTCGAGAAACTTACCGGGCGAAAGCTCAGTTGGTAGCTCAAGATAGTCTTGAACTTAAAAACCTCGCCTTTACTGGTGGGGTGACGCACTTCTCAAGCAATGGTGTGCTCACACATACGGTTGACGTCCGCGCAATGCAAATTGCGGATTTCATATACGATGCGAGTGTACACTATGGCATAAACAATTCAAATCTTATTACGCTACCTTGGGAATTACTTCCAATGAGTTTCGTGGTAGATTGGTTTGTGAATGTGGGTGATTTTATTTCTGCAATCACCCCCGCCAACTCAAAATTACTAGTTGTTGGTTCCTCGGTCTCTGTGCGAAGCGTTAGTACGATGACATCCATGAACTGGTCTGCTACAAGTGTCGCCGGTTGGCAACATACAGGGCAGGTCTCAGGTGGTGTTTTTCAAAGCGTGGAAACATATAACCGGTCTCCGGTCTTAGCTGCGCCTGGTCTAGTTTTAAAGTCGAACTTCGGCTTTGGACTATCAGGTTTCGAACTCGTTCGGACGCTCGATGCGGCTGCTTTGGTCATTCAAAAAACCTTCAAAAGGAAATAAGCACTCCTAATGAAAACTTAATAATGGAGTTACCATCATGTCTCTAACAATTAACACAAAAACATTTGCCAATGATACAGGAACAGGCAATGCCTATTCCTACTTTGGCCCAGCAAAAACTGCATCTCTGAAAGATGACTTAAGTCTTAAGCGCACCGCGCCTAAGAAAACGAGCGTCTTCTCAGGTCTGTCACGCACGGAAGCTAAGTTCACGCGTACTTTGGCCTTAACCGGTTCCTTGACAGGAACTGGCGATGCCATCGTCACGATCAACGTGAGCGTCCCGGTTGGTTACACAGCGTCGGATGTAGATGCTCTCTTAGATGATACAGGTAGTTTTCTGGCAGGAGCTGATTTTAAAACTCATGTCAAGGCTACCAAGATTAACTTTTAATTGAGTTAGTCAATCTATTATCTAAAGGGAGAACATTATGTCCTCGATCATACGTGATGTACGATCATACTCAATCAATTCCGAGATTTTCTATCGGAAACTGGTTGAATACTGCGCTGTTAATTCAGGTGTTACATTTGATGACGAAATTCATCCAATGGACCAACTTTCCCCTCAGACGTACGGGGATGTGCCGAGCTGTTACAAGTCGGCCCAATGGAACGCCATAATTAAGAAATATCCTCACAAAGTTGCCTACGGAGATCCGAAGGAGAAGGCGAAGCAAATCTTCCTTAAAACAGAAGAGAAATGCCGCACTATCAATAGGAAATTCCAAGCAATTTGGGAGATCGAACGCGGACTCAGAAAAACGAGTCGCGTGTGGTCTGGTCAGTCAAAGCGTCATCTAGAAACCGCGCGGGATTTTATCCGCTACGTCCTTGGTGATAGCCCCGACATAAACCGTATTCTCGAAAATTGTGACTTTACACCTGGTACGAACTTTGGATTACGCGGAAAGGCAATGGATACAACCGTCTTGCGAAAGATGGTCGATGCCAATGTCTGGTGCGTGACTCCGGGTGCGTATCACTATTTCCGTGCAGCCGTATTTAAAAATGCACAACTGAGTGACGCGTTATGCGCCATAGAGGGAGTGTATCCATTCACCTTTGAGAGGGTGAGTGAAATACTAAGCGACAAGATTACAGTGGTTAACTGCAACAAAATAGCCTTTGTCCCTAAAACTGCGGCGGTTCACAGAACCATTGCAGTAGAACCTTTTGGCAATGTATTTGTCCAGTATGGAATCATGACCGTCATGAATGAGAAACTCAAACGTGTCGGTATAGATCTAACTAGGCAGGACATTAACCAAGAGCTCGCCTACCAAGCGAGCATTTCTGGCAAGTTCGCGACGCTCGATTTAAGCAATGCTAGCGATAGCATAGCAACCGAGTTAGTGAAGTTTCTTTTGCCACCTGATTGGTATGACCTTCTCAATAATACGAGATGCAAGTCATATCTGCTTGACGGTGTAGAACAACCGTTCAGCAAATTCTGCAATCAGGGAAATGCGTTTTGTTTTCCGTTGGAAACACTGATATTTACTGCCCTAGCGAAAGCGACAGGAAGCGATGTTGGTAATTCGACGCATATCTACGGAGATGACATCATTATTGAGTCTGAGTTATCAGATGCCATGGTGAAGTTGTTACGTTATTGTGGGTTCCAAACGAATCTTGATAAGTCCTTTACTTCTGGACCGTTTAGAGAGTCGTGTGGCGCTGATTACTACCAAGGAACGAACGTAAGACCCGTCAAACTTGACTTTGAGGTGAAACATTTAACCGATTTGATCAAGTTTTTTAACTTAACTTACCGCACTGACATAACGGCGGCATACTTCGAGGAATTCAGAGTTTCAATTCTCGAGATGCTACCAATCCGATGGCGATTCTTTAAAAGGAACCGTTCAGAAGTGATGACAGATGCTTTCTACAATCCGGAGCATTGGGCCGAAGGTGTTGGTCTCTCACGAGACCATAATACTCAAGGCTTTACTGCATTGGCTTGGAGAGAAGACATGACGATAAGTCGTGTAAAGGTGGGTCGATGGGCATTTGGGCAAATCTTATTCATGGCCGCTTTACGCGGTCATGGGTCGAAACGCCCGTTCGTGCAGCGTGGGAACGCTGGATATAGCCACGTACGTGTTAACGTGTGAGTCATTTACTGACTCATCCTTAATTGGAAAGAAGAAGCCCTAACGGGAGATCCTTAAAAAAGATCGGAGATGCT